GCGTCAGGAAAAGCCCGAACGTGCCGAGCGCGGCCTTGTGCGAGCCGGACGAACGGTTAAAGTTCAGCAGGCAGTAGAGCGCCGTTGCTTCACCGGCAAGGGCGAAGATAGCGGTTAGATACCCTTCCCATCCCGGAACGGTGACGATAAACAGCCGGGCGTTGTAATAGCCAAACAGCGCAAACAAGGCATATTTCAGCCATTTGATATACCCGCCATCGGTTGCGAGTTGAAAGCTGTCGCCTTCTTTCTTCAGCGCGTCAGACTGTCGAACCCGGTCGTCAGCATCCGCAAAGGATTTGCCAAGTTTGAAAAGTTGCATGGTTCGTTCTCCTCTTGATTACTGATTGATGGATTGACGCCCGATCAGGCGCGGCTCATTCGAAAATGACGCGGCGGGCAAGGCTGCGCGTTGCGGTTGGGACAAGTAGACGACTGGCTGCGCTTGCTGTGCGCCCCAGGGATCGTATCCTTGCGGCGGGAAGATGCCCGATGATTGGCCGCCCGTTCCGAGCTTGTGCAACACATTTAGCACGAGACCAATGATCGAAACGCCGACGCAGAACACGAAAGCGACGCCAAACAAGGCCAAGCAAAGGCCAAGCAATGAGTCAGCAACTCCGGCGACTGATGTGAACATGATTTTGCTCCTGGTTCGGAGCGAATGGAAAAACGCCACTCGCTGAATGAGCGGCGACAGGTGACACTTGAGACGGGCAGAAGATACGCGCCGCGCGCGGTTTGGTCAAGAGGGTTTTGCTTAACACGCGCCATGAATGGCATTCATGGCGCGTGTAACTGACTATAAACGATCACAATCAACAGAGAATAAACTCTCCTGCTTAATTGCCGCTGCCATATTTTTCTCCATCTGCTTGAAATAGCTTTCCTTCAATTCGCACATTACCGCGCGCCGATCCTGCTCTAATGCAACCACGCCAGTTGATCCAATGCCGCCAAACGGGTCTAGCACCACGTCGCCCCGGTTCGACCACAGCCGCACGCATCGGCGAATTGTTTCTAATTGCAATGGGCAAATATGGCGTTCATCGGCATTGTCGCGCGCAACCTGATAATTAAGCGTGTCGGATTCTTTGATGTTGTACCAAATCGGGCGTGCGTACTCGATCCATTCCTCGTTGCTCACATCTGTTTTGATCGGCTCTTTATTTTCGCCTGGTGCGCGAAACGGCAAAATATAATCGGCCATTGCTGGACGGCTTGCAGCGGAGTCTTTGTTCTTTTGAACAAACATCAAAGACTTCGCTTTTGTGCGAATCGCCTGGGCTTGCGGGTCTTTGTCAATCACGACTTCCCCGTCATAAACCCATCCAGCGGCAACGAACGCGCGCACGACATCCGCGCGGAAGTCGTACATCCCGATCACGCCATCATTGACCATCGTTGTTGCCAATTGCTGAACGTGAACACAGCACCGACGCCCCGGCTCGGTGACGCGCAACAATTCGGGAATTAAAAAGCTGAATTGCTGGAAAAAGGCGTCATTGTCTTTGCAGTTGCCTAAATCTCTGTCAGATGGCGAGTACGTGTAGAGCTTTGGCCCGAACGGGATTGATGTCACAGTCAATCCGACGCTATGCGTGTCCAATTCTTTAATCCGCTCCATTGAATCGCCCATCATCAACGTATAATTTCCCGCCTTGATCGTTTTCATTTTGTAATTGTCCTTTTTCGATGTTTGTCCGTGTATGTTCTGAATCTGAGCATCGCGCATCGCCGCAACAATGCCAGCAGCCAGATCGTCCGCGTTGCGCTCTTTGCGCTTTACGTTGTCAACAATCTGGCTTTCCGCGTCCGTCGTCACGACAACGACGTTAACCGGCGACTTCTGCCCAAATCGCCAACAACGGCGGATGGACTGATACCACTTTTCAAAACTGTCATCTAATCCGAGATAAAGCACGTTATGGCAATGCTGCCAATTCATCCCAAACCCGAACATCCCGCCTTTGGTTATCAGTGTTTGGACTTCACCCCGTCGCCATTTCTGCTCGCGCTCGCCCCTGTCAGCCTCAGACGTTTTACCCTCGATCAACACCGATGAGCCATTCAGGATTTTATTCAGTTTCACGCCTTCATCGTTTAAGCCGTGCCAAACAATCCATTGTTCGTCGCTGTTTTGAATAATTCGCGCGGCTTCCCCTATCCGGTCATCCATCGTTGCGCGACGGGCTGACGTTCGCCCGGTGATACCCTTTGCGAGCGACGGAAATAACATCCCATCTTGCACAAATTCAGAATCAAGCGTGACTTGGTTGATGCTGAGCGGCGGCAATTGAAAGTTGTCGTCATCGTACCCAAGATCGGACGGCTTGCGGATATACACCGCCCATTGTGCAACCCATCGCCAAAAATCATCCTGAGCGTGCTTCTTTAATCGCCATCCACGATCCCCGCTTTCCTCTGAATCGTGAACAAAAAACGTCGCCAGCATTTCCTTGCGCGTCATTGCGCCGAGAAACTCCGCATGGTTGGTCAGTTCTGTCAGGTCGTTAGGCGCAGGCGTTGCTGTGCAGCAGAGGCGATAAGGAATTGCCACAAACTGCTCAAGCAGTAATGTGCGGATTTTACCGTCTAAACTTTTCAGGATAGAGCTTTCATCAAGCACAATCGCATCAAACAATGCAGGGTCAAATTTATGAATCCGATCATAGTTCGTGATCCAAATGCCCTCAGTTTGATCCGGCTCCGGTTTGTATGTGATTTCAACGCCGAGCTTTGCAGCTTCAGCGATGGTCTGATCGGCGACAGACAACGGGCAAACAATCAGCCCGCGTGTCGCGGTCATCTGGCGAATCCATTCCACTTGTTGAATTGTTTTTCCTAGTCCGCAATCCTCGAAAAAGGCCGCACATCCACGCTTGACGCCCCACTGGACAATATCGCGCTGCCAGTCAAACAGCATTGGATGGACATCTGACGGCTCCTTGCCGTTCACGTTCACGCGCGGCGCTTTGGTCTTCAAAAAGTCGTAGTAATTCAATGGCGCGCCAGTCAATTTAGCCAACAGGATTGACCGATCTTGCATAGTTGCTCCTCAAAAACGAAAAGCCCCTCGACTGTGCGAATTGCTTAGAAACGCGGCGCAGACGGTGCTGCCAGTCGAAGGGCTTACCCTTAAAAAATAAAACGCCCGCGCCAACAATCGTTTCTAAGCAAAGACAATGTATTACTGATAATCGGGCAATGTCAAGAGGGCTTCGCGCGGCGGCGTGAATCTCTTGAAATTCGCACCGCTGCACAAGTCAACGATTCTTGCCCGGTTTCACCTGTCGCAACTCGCTTTCCAGGTGTGCCAACGCGCGCCATAAAAACGGCGGCGGCTGGCCTTTTTCGCGTGCGGACTCAATTGCCGCCTTCGATGATGTGGATTATATGCCGATTATTGACAGAGTCAAGAAAATAATTGACAGAGTCAAGAAAAGTGCATACAATCTCAAATATGAAAATCGGACAAACTATCAAACTACCTGAGCAATGCGGCGAAACAATCTACATCTACGGGCTGTTCGATCCCGCAGATTCGATTATTCGCTACGTTGGGAAGACTCCTTATCCGCACACGCGGCTTGAATCGCACTACCTTGTAGGACGAAAGGTTCTGCAAGGTGGCCGCACCGTCTCAACCATATGTGAAAAGTGGATAGCGGCAATTCTTGAGCAGGGGCGCTTCCCTGAAATGCTCATTCTTGATATTGCAAGCGCGCAAAACTGGAATGAAAAAGAGCGATATTGGATTGAAAAGCTTCATGCGGAGCAGGGCAATTTGGTCAACAGCGATCTGAAATTTCAGGCGCGCACTCTTGGGATTAAACTTCCCAGCGGACACCCCAACGCAGGAAGAGCGGTCAGCGGTACGCCAGAGATTGCCGCAGCAATAAAGGCATACCGCAGAACGCGCGGTCTAACCCAGAAAGAGCTTGCCGCCGAAATAGGCGTGGACGGATCAACCGTCAGCCTGTGGGAATCATGCAAGCGGCCTGTGCCAAAGACCGTCCTGCTACTCCTTGAGATTGAATAATCACAGCAGAATCTCCCCTTGCAACGTGTACCGAAACGGCAACGCCTCCAAAATCTGCCGTTGAATTTCCGGCGGAGCCGTGTCGAGCCGATCCGCAATCCGCGCGGCCAGTTCCGTCAGGCTTAGCAGATTTGCGTGCCGGGCGTCCTGCTCAGCCAACGCCAGGCGCAGCGCGGCAATCTGCCGCTCGATTGCGCGGCGTTCGTTCTCTGCCGTCGTCAATTCCTGCTCGATATGTCCGGCGATCAGATCAGAGGCCGTGCGAAGGCGAGATGCCAGCCGTTTGATTTCGATCAACTTCGACTCCCCTGCCCGCGTGAGCGCGTCCAAGTCTTCTTGGCGAGATTGCCGATTCAGAGGCGCGGCGGATTCGAGCAGCGATTGCAGCCGGTCGGAATGACTCAGCAATCCGGCCACCTGCGACCAGATTTCCGTTTCGAGTTCTCTTGCCCGACGGGCCGGAGCAAGACACTGGCGCGGGCGCTGCGCATGCGCATCCTGCGAATACCGTCCGCACTGGTAAAATTCGTAAATGAGATTTCCCTTACGGTTTTTGGCGCGC